CATCTTCAATCACGGCTTCAAGGGTCCGTCGGGTAAGTGGTACATCGAAAACTCGTTGACCACAATCGGCCAGAAAGATCCTTGTGTCTGAGCACAACTCCTCAGCTTTGGAACCCGACTACGGATGGACAACCCACCCCAGCGAAAGAAGGCCCGCGAACAGAAGCGCCGTCTTACTTACATTGCTAACGTGATGGTCATTACTGATCCAAAGAACCCTGAGAACGAAGGTCAGATCAAGCTGTTCAAGTTTGGTAAGAAGATTTTCGACAAGATCACTCTTGCGATGAATCCTCAGTATCAGGACGAGAAGCCGATGAATCCGTTCGATCTGTGGAACGGTGCCAACTTCAAGATCAAGATCCGTCAGGTCGAAGGTTATCGCAACTATGACCTGTCCAGCTTCGACAATCCGTCTGCATTGTCTTCGGATGATGCCGAGCTTGAGAAGATTTGGAAGTCTGAGTATTCTCTTAAGGAGTTTACCGATCCGAAGAACTTCAAGTCTTATGACGAACTGAAGCGTAAGCTGAATGACGTTCTGGGTCTTGATATTAATTCAGTACGTGCTAATGCTAAGCCGGCTCCTATCGAAGACGATGAAGTGCCTTTTAAGGCCGCAGCACAGCGTAAGTCGGTAGCTATTGCTGAAGACGAAGACGAAGACCTGAACTACTTCAAGGGTCTTGCTGACGACTAAGAAGATCGGGGAGCAGAAATGCTCCCCTTTTTTATGATTGCGATCCTGGTGCCGATCTATTGAAGTGATGACCTTCTGGGAAGAATTTAGTTCTTGCCATTGCGCGATTGAACGATGGACTTACAGGTCGTTCACCAGCAACTACAGCTTCTCTCCATTTTTCAGACGGATTGCTCTGCGTTTTCTCTGGCTCCCGCGCTCTTTGAGCGGATGGAGTATTAACACTCTGATTATCAATTCTATCTTCAATATCAGACATTCTGTCTTCCATCACAGACGAGCTATCTTCATATTTTTCTGTTAACTCATCGGCCTTTAGTTTTGTCTCTGGTGTAACCTGAATTGCATTGCCCTGCTTTTCGATCTTCTCATTTTGACCAATCTGTGCAATAGGATTACCTGTAGACGTTTCGACCAATGTCATGTCTTCGTTAACGCCATACATGTTACCACCAAGAGCAAACTGAGGTGCAGGCGTTGCGGCTGGTGTTGCGGGTGGCGGAGTTGCTGGTTCTGCTGCTGCTACAGTTGTATTCTCAGCCGCATGTTCTTCTGCTGTTTCGCCAGCGTGATCGTGAGGAATAACCTCATTATTGATTTGCACAGTTTCTTGTTTTGCAGCCGCAGTTTTATCAGACTCTTTCTTTTCTTGTTCTGCGATTTTCTCTTCGCGTCTCTTGCGATATTCTGCCATACCGCCGGCCTTTTCAAAATCAACGGCAGCTTGTTGACCTCTAGAGAAAGCCTCTTGTGTCCACTTATCAGATAGCCATACAGCTTCTTTACCAGCCGGCGCGCCGTATTCTTTGTTTGAATAATCTAGATCAGGTCTCATTACAGTACCAATGTGAATGCCAGATTCTCCCATATATCCTAATCCAGATCCAATACCTTTCGTTCCCATCATACGAGCCGTTTCTACGAACTTGCCCATTATGGCACGATCTTCTGGATTGCGCGAATCCAGTGTTCTCATTTTTCCATCAGGTCCTTTCACTTTCAACTTAACGTCAGCAGCATGTCCTAGATCGTGTCTCTCGGTGCCTGTTCTTGGGCCGCCTTGAGTAATATCATTCTGACCACCAGAGAATACTTCCACAACCACACCAGATTCTTCACCTGCATACTGTAGAACTTCTTTCAACTCCGGAGTGATTGGCTGTCTACGAACCGCAGCTACTTCGCCTTGACTTTCAATTACTGTTCTGCCTTCTGGATCAGGAATAGCTTCGGATGATGTTGGTGAAGCTTGGTTGAATTGCTGTCTTATTAATGCTTCGGACTGACCTTCTCTTTCTTTTTGTTCTAGAATCTTTCTAGCTTCTTCTATTTGAGCGTCTGTTGGATTTGAAGGTAAAATCTTACCCATCTTCTCGTTTACTTCATCAATGATCTTTCGACCTTCTCTAAGTCTATCATAAGAAGCGGATGCATCATGGCGTCTGCCTGCCATATCCCATCCAATGTAGCGGCCTAAAAGATTTGTAGCATCGTCAGAAGAAACATCTTTGTTTTCCAAGAACTTGCGTCCAGATTCATATCCCTGCATTTCTTGTACAGCAAATTTAGCTTGCTGCTTTAGATATGTGTTATTGTCTACCAGAAGATTACCTGCTGGATCCATAACTCCATTTTCTTGCATATATGCTTTAAAGTTCTTTACTCTTGAAGGATCACCCCAACTGAACATTCCATAGTTTGTTCTACCACCAGCCTGAGCAGCCATTTCAGTATGAGTGCCAAACATGTATTTTGGACTTAAACTATTTTCTCTATTGACTTCAGCAACAGCAGCGCGGGCCTGCTTATCCGACAGTCCGGCTTCTACAAATGCATCATAAGCTTGCTTTGCCAGTGCTGCACGACCCTCTAGTCCTGTGGTACCTGGAACAAATTTGTCTGAAGCTCTTTTCATAACTTCTTGATCACTGAGTGCCGAAGCTTCTGTAGGTAAAAGCTGAATTAATGTTTTACCATTTTCATCCTGACTTCTTTGCATACCAACAGCTTTTAATTCATCGTCCGACATGGTTTTCAGATAATCGTATCGATCATCACCTTCTAAAATTGCTCCCTGATTCAGCGTTGCATATGTACTATCAACGTCTATGCCACTCTTTAGGAGCTTCTCTTTCATTTCTTTGATCGTTGGTTCTGGTGCACCTCGAGGTCTGGCCGATCCATTGACGTTATTGCCCTGATCATATCCAGCTGCGGTATATCCACCATCACCACCGCCTGTCTGATTATAAGTTCCACCATTTCTGGTCTGAATATATGAAGTCAAAAAGTTGGTAATATCTGGTAGACTTCTTCTGTAGTAATCAGGAAAAGCCTTAGCAATCTGGATAGGTGTCAGAGCATTTAGAATAGACTGTAAAAAGTCCTGATTAAGAGACGCGGCTCTCGCGCGATCACCGACAGGAATGCTCATAAGGCTCTTAAAGTCTACTGTCAAGCTTTCGCTTGTAATTGGATTTGTTGCCATTATCTTCTTTTCTTATACTTTGCTGCGGCCTGTTGGTCGCGTCTATCCTGTTCTTGTTTTCTTAAAAATTCTGATAACAAATCGATATACACATATCTTTCCCACGGTATCATATTTTCGATTTCAGCTAATGAATATTTGTGATGTTGAACCATTGCAAAGTTGACCTTGTAAAAGTTCATGATGTTGTCATAGCTGAACATTACCGAAAAAAATTTATAAAGTCTTTGTACCTCACACTATGTTCTTTTCCACATTTCTGACAGACACTACGGCCTGTCGCATAGAAAGTTGGAAAATCATTTGCAAACTCTTCTAGCTTCTGAAACTGTTGTTGTGTCAAGTTTTCTACAAATTCTTGCATTTCAGCTGGTGTCATGTCTTTATTGGTATAGTATTGACCATTAGCGAAGATTTTATCAATACATGAAACAATGATCTTCACTTTCATATCCAGCGCATCACTCTTTTCATCCAACATCTTCATGACAGAGTATGTCGGATATTTCATGTTGAATATCAGGTTGTCATTAAATCTGATTTCAAGGCGTGATTTATCGTTATTTTCTACCTCTACCTTTGAAATATCAATTCCAACAGCAAACTTGCCACCACACCTTTCTTCATTCACTATGTTCTGACAGATGAAGTTTACATCAATGGTCTCACCAATAGATTTGGCCCTCAGCGCAATAAACAAATAGTCAATATCAAAGAACGGTAAAGTGTCCACGTTTATCTGAGGACTAATGATACAGTTATTGATAATCTGCTTGGTCGTTCTCACTATCTCTTGGGCATCGTCGCTTTTGACCGCCATCAACAATAGCTTCTCTTCCTTTACTAGAAATGGACGGATTGTTAATTCTTGTCCATTGGAAGGTAGCCTAATTGTATATGTCGGCACATCAATTATAGGTAACATTGTATATCATTCCTTTTATTCTCTATTAGATGAGGTATTTCTATATGTGCTTGGTCTGCCTGCCACTAGTTCTGGATTGTTTGAAACTGCTTTATCGTAACCCTCTCTTCTCCACTTATGATAGGTAAATGTAATACCCAATCTCTGGTATTGATCATCTGCCCATGTCATTGGCTGTGGATTAACGAGTGTCGGATAAGCATTGTATAGAGTTATTTTATATGTTTCCTTTGGATATCTGGAAGCACCAGGTTGATTTGGGCCATTAGGTGATGCCGCCGAATATTCGGCCAATTGAATAATCTCAATGGTTGTCTGATATTCTGACCTGTAATTAAAATCATATGTGTTTGATGGATTAATTGCTTCCATCCAATCATCGAAGAACTGGCGCTCAAATGATTCTGAGCGGCATAAGAATGTCATGGTAATATCTTCATATTGAGATTGGAACGGTAGCTTTTGGTTTGGGCCATAATAGCGAACGTCCAAGCTCATGAAACCGCGTCCGGGCATTTCAGCCGCTTCACACAGATAGGTAAAGTCTCTCATAAGCGGGCCATAACCCATTGTTAAATGAGCCTGTGCTGGATTAATTCTTACTGCAAATCGGGCCGATTTACCTAAGCCGCCGTAACGCGAATTAACAGCTTTAATGTCATTCATCGTCAGAGCAGTTAATTGATTTTTTACTGGAATACTAGACATTTATTTAAGACTTTCTTATGAATAATTGCAGCGACAACTGAGCCGCTTTGTCCCATTCTGTAGCTGGTATTTCAATTAATTGGGATCTGACATGACTATAGAGATATCTTTTGGTAGTCTCGCCAAGAATAGATTTGGCGCTCTTGGTAGAACTGAGCAAATCATATGATATTTGCAGTCTAGTTCTGGCTGTATATTTCTTGGATGTAGCGTATTCTTGCAGTCTATTGAGCAGATTAATTCTTTGATCAACATTGAGATAGTGAATATTCATCCCAAGAAAGCCATCATGATAATCTTCCATCGGAAATACCAGTGGATAAGCATCATATACTGGTAGCTTATCTTTGGTCTTTGGATCATACTTGAAGAAATACATACGGCCGACAGAACCGTAGGCGCGTTGCTGAGATTGCATACGGAATAGATTGTCGCGCATAGAAGACGCGGAACGCGCTTTCTCGGACATCCAGTCGAATAGTTCTTTGCTTGTATATTTTTGTGCCATAAAGCTATTTATTTCACTTGACAGCCACTTGACACGACTATATAATGGCTATGTCCTGTATGAATGAATACTATTACTTAATACCTAAATGATCTTCAGTGATTAGCTTGAACTCCCAGCTTCTATCAGCACAGTATTCAATAGCTGCTTTCCACTTAGCTTGATTCTTACCCCATGTCATTACTTCAGTAAGATATCTCCTAGTAGCTTTCTTCTGCTTCTTGGGTTCCACAGTCTCTTTCTTGGGCTTTACTTCCAATATCATTGTTTGAGAAGCGCCGTCAGCTTTTCTGGCCTTTACAATAAAGTCTGGGTAATATCTGTGCCATCTATTATCAGTTGGACATAGATAAGGAATAGCCAATTCTTCGCTGCTCCACTCAATAATGGCCGCGTTTTCATCTAAATATTTCATAACACGAAGTTCCCATAACGAACGAAAAACAATGTTCGTGGGATCTCCCCTATACTTCCTAGGGTTCTTTGGTGAAAACTTACCTTTGTATGCCATATAAATATATAGAATAACTTACAGGAAACAAAATGGAAGAAGAAACACCTATATTTGGAAATGATCTGGGTAGTGAGAGCGGTCTAGATCAGCCAGATGTTGTCGATAGTATTTTGAGTTCTGACGTTCAGGATCCTACTGGACTAGAGCAATCCACATATGATTTTAATTACCGAGTATTTCCTGAAGACCTAACCATGTCTGACAGCGCACACTACATGGTTATCAATATTAACGTTCCTGTACATATTGGTGGTGAGAGACGATCAGACTATCCTGTCGGAACTATTTTAAATAACGAGTTTTCAAAGGTAGATAATCTAAGATTTAATAACTCATTGAACGAGTCATTTAATCAAGAAGTGGGCGCATTAAGTTCTGCGACCAATAGAGAAGCCCTAGCAATACCTAGAAGCACCAGACGAATTGCTGAATCCATCGCATTGCATATGCCAAATGGCGGACTTGTTTATACTGACGATAACAAATACGAAGAAGTTTCGATGACAGCCATGGCAAGTGGTTTGGTAGGAACTGTCGGTAGATTGGCCGATAGAGTAACCGGTGGTATGGCCAGTACACTTCTCAATGCTACAGGTCAAGTTGTAAAGAATGGTTCGAAGCTGGCTGGTTATCCAATCAATCCACGCGTAGAGGTACTATTTGCAACCAGACCGCAGCGCCAGTGGATGTTTGAGGTATTTCTAGCACCAAGAACGCAATCAGAATCAATTACAGCTAAGAAGATTATTGATACTCTGAGATATCATGCCGCACCTGAATTAGGTACAGGCGGCTTTTATTTTATTCCACCTGCTGAATTTGATGTGACATTCTTTAGACAGGGTGTAGAAAATCGTAATTTGCCACGAATTAATACCTGCGTACTGGAACGTATTGATATCGATTATGCACCACAGAGTGGCGTATATACCACATTCAGAGATGGCAGTCCAGTTGCTATTCGTCTCAGCTTGGGCTTCAGAGAGATCGAAATCGTTCACAAGAGAAGAGTATTGCAGGGTTTCTAATGGTCAATTTTCTAGATAAATTTCCTCTAGTACGTTATACAGTAGACAAAAATCTACTATCAGAACTGGATACAGTAAGGAATATTTTATTCCGTGTCGGTATTGTCAAAGACGTTATGGACGAAAATGTAGATGCGTATTACTATTATACGATCAGAGATTCAGATAGACCTGAAACACTAGCTGAGAGAATATATGGTGACCCGGAAGCGCATTGGATCATTCTTTATGCCAATAATATCTACGATCCATACTATGACTGGCCAATGGATGAGAAGTCATTTCAGAAATATATCATAAAGAAATATGGCTCAATGGAATGGGCTAAGATTAATTATCACCATTACGAAAAGGTAATTACCAGAGAGAATCCATTTTCTCAGGTTACCACGACTACTCGCTTTGAGGTCAATGAAAAGAAATTGACTGATGGCATATTGACCATTATTGATGCGGAAACAGACTATGGTATCGGTGAAATTGTATATATCGGCCCGTCTAATCTATCAAATACCTTTTCTGGTCAGGTCATGTCTTGGAGTAATTCAAATGGTCAGATCGTACTGGCCAATACAAATGGCAGTGCCAAAGCTTATCAGTTTCTAATTGGCACATCTTCGGCTGCAAACGGCACAGTATTAAAGATCGATCTACCTACCACACCAATGGATGCATATAATACGCTGGTTGATACCACAGATTTTGCCACATATAACGTAGCTGGTCGTACGGTATTTGAAACAATATCGCGCGAAAAGGTTTCATATTACGATTATGAAGATCAGCTAAATGAAAGCAAGAGACAAATTCGAATAATTCAGCCGAGATATTACCAACAAATAATCGGCGAGTTTGATATAATAACAGGCCAAAGAACATCATTTGCTAGAAGACCTTAAACATTATGGTAGCACCAAGAGAAGTATCCAGTCCATTATCGTATGACAGAACGACCACCTCGTTTGAGATATCATTTAATGGTACAAATGACCCACTTTTTGCCGACTTGAGCGCAAAAGAAATAACACTCACTGAGAGTTTATTGACGCCCGGATTGCAAACATCTATTACGTTCCATAGCTTTTTCCATAATCCAACCATAAAAGTCCTAGATAACTTTAAATCGTCCGTGGCTGATATTAAGATTGTCCGACCAATATTGGGTAATTTTGGAATGATGGATACGTTAGAATTATCCACTCGTATTTACAGACTGGAAAATCGTAAGCTCGTAAACAACAATACAGAACAATTTACTTTACAGGGCTGTGATGACACTCTCTTGGCTGATGCTAGAAATTTGGTATCAAAATCATGGAAATGCGTGTCTCCGTCGGCTATCGTAAATGAAGTCCTATCAGCCTGTGTCGGTGCTAAGACCAAAGATGTAGAGAGTTCAGGCCCAGCGCGTGATTATATTGCCGAGAATATTCATCCGTTTCAGGTAATTAATCAGCAGGCCGACGTTGCTTTGGCAGGTGATGATCCATCGTTTGTCCATTACATGACCTATGAAAACTTCAGTAAAGGTGATCCACGCGGTACGCACCATTTTCGATCATTAAAGAGCCTGACTGCACCTAATACAGGCGTGGCTAGGTTCTTCTTTCAAGAAACAGGTTCGATAGCTGGTTATGGTCATCCTGAGTCTATTATTACATATCAATTCCCATGCGATTTTGACTATTTGTCTGACATATTAAATGGTATTGATTTAGATAAAAAGCAGATGGCATCATTGGTTGTTATCAATCCAATGTTAAAAGCTCAGAGTTTGCTCGGTAATAAAGCCACAACATGTGGTGTCGGTGGTGGTCAGTATATGACTTCGCTTACCAATTACAACTCATCTAAAGATCAAGACTCATGTAATACAGATGTTGAGTCGCACCTATTGAAACGTCAGGCCCGCATGAGTTTGCTAGAGCAGGACAAGATTGCCCTAAGACTTACCGTACCATGGAATCCCATATTAAATGCAGGCAAGATGATCGAAGTCTATTTGCCTAATAAAGAGACTGAGAAATACGACAATTATGGCTACGGTCTTTATTTAATTCATAGTTTAACTCATAACATTAAAGCTGGTGGCTATTCCACAACAACGATGGATTGTGTAGCCGATACAGTTGGTGGAGGTATTGTTTAATGGTTGCTTATCCAAACGAAGGTAAGATTGTTTATGGTATTGTGGTGGGTGGTAATGACAGTGATCCAGATCCCACTCAGTCTGGTGGTGTTCGCATTTACTTACCGACAGAATATGGTAAAGACGTTGATACCAAACATTTACCATTCTCGCGCACGATAGCGCAAGGTAATCAGGGTGGTATTACTAACTTTAATCCACCACCAGAACATGGCTCTGGTGTTATGTGTATGAAGATGCCGGGTCATTCAGGATCAGGTCATTTAACCATTCTTGGTTCTGTACCAAACGATATCAATAAAGATTCGACTATTCCGGGTAATAGTGCTGGTGTTTGGCCTGCTATCGAAAAAGCAATTAAAGATGTGACAAAGATTCGTATTCCGCCTAATGTGGGTAGCGGTGCTGCTGGTTCTAAGCCACCAAAAGAAAAAGGTCAGTATCACGCAAATGAATTAGTCAAGTTTATTCCTTCGACAGCTACACTCTGGCCAATGAACGGTATTAAAATTCCACAAGTTCAGAACGTGGCTACAGCGACACAGGCTTTCAGTAGCATTCTTACTGGTGATATTTTAGGTAAATTGCCAGGTCTAAATATGACACTCGGTTCTCTCCTATCTAATATGCCTCAAGCATTAAAAGACGAATTATTCAAGAATATTCCACCTGAAATTGGTGGGGCACTTAATTCAATGTCTAATCTCATGCAGTCTATGGAAATTGTAGAGAGCGGCGGTTTTAATACTGCAACGAAGGTAAATCCTGCGGTATTTTTTAATAATGCTGCCAATCTATTATCAAATGCTCGTAATATTTACGATATGGTCGGCGCATTTCAGCAGCTACAGTCTGACACCTCAGTGTACGGCCTAGATAGCTTACCACCCATCAATATCACAATGTCTGGCGGACCATTCGGTGATATTCCTATGCAAGTGGATGCGCTGGGTAATATTACTAGCCTAGTTCCGGAACCTGTACAGAAATTAGCTGAAGCCTTTTCGTCTCTCATGTCTAATGGAGCACAATTTCCCGGAGTATTTCCTGGAGCAAATATGTTTGGTGGATCATCGGGTGCATTAAATGAAATGTTTAATCGTCTTCCTACGGGCGAACTAACTAAAGCGGTAACACAAATGCAAAAGAATGTGGCGCCTGGTCTACCGTCAAGAGATAAAGTAAATAAGATGGCAGGATTTGCTATGACCGGCGTCAAGCTAGGACTAAGCGCATTGAAAAAAGTGAAAGGATAATATAGAATGTCTTCGGAATATAAAACAGATCAGACAAATACGCCAAAGCAGTGGAAAGGCCCACCAGACGCGAGAAGCGAAAAGGGCGCTGGCACATATCCAAACTATCACTCACAAAAGACCCGTTCTGGTCACGTATTCACTATGGATGACAGTGATGGCGCAGAGAGCGTAACACTACAGCATCGCTCTGGTTCTATGGTACAGTTTTTACCTGACGGAGCTGTTCAGTTTGTTTCACATAATGGACAATATACATTTGTTTTTGGTGAAAATAGAGTTCAAATCACAGGCGCATATGACGTTACAGTATTAGGTGCAGCTTCATTAAATGTCACAAAAGACTACAATATGACCGTGCAGGGTAATCATAACACGACAGTTAATGGTGATATGAACATTACAGCCAAGAATATGAATACCGTCATTCGTGGCAATATGGACACATCGGCCAAGAACATGACAACAAAGATTGAAGGTTCTACCGAGATCACCACTGAGGGTGTTACCAATATTACATCCGACGGCGGCTTATCAATGTCTTCGTCTTCTGCACCCGTTTCTATTCTTGGTCAGGGAGATGTTGGTATTGGCACAACAGGTAAGCTATATCTACATTCTGGCGGTCAGACAAACATTCTTTCAGATGATGAAATTCGCATGTCTTCTTCTGGTCAATTCTCAATCAAGGCTGGCGGTGGTCCGGTGGCTGTGGATGGCGGAAAAGAAATTCATTTGAACTCTGGTATGTCGATTGCAGCTGGAGAAATGCAAATAGAAATTCCAAAGCCAACCAATCCAAACGCTGGTGGGCCCAAGTAAGGTAGCATAAATAAACACATGGTAGAGATAGTAGCACGTAAAAAAGATTATTCCGATTTAGATTTGGACTTTATGCCGCATCCGACAACAAAGGATGTCATGAAGAAAAATGGCGTCGAGGCTATCAAGAGGTCTGTTCGCAACCTCATAATGACTAATTTTTATGATAGACCTTTCAGATCATATATTGGATCTAATGCACTCAAGCTTTTGTTTGAGAATATGAATCCGATCACAGCAAACTTTCTAAACAACGCTATTCGTGAAGTCATAACAAATTATGAGCCAAGAGTTGCTATTAATGACTTGAGAGTTAATTTTGATTACGACAATAATGGGTACAATGTAACTCTCTTCATTACCATACTAAACAGAAACGAACCCGCAGTCATTAACTTATTCCTAGAGCGCATTAGATGAGTACAGCCAACACTTCACTAAGAATAGCAGAGCTTGATTTTAATTCAATTAGAACAAATCTGAAAAATTATCTTCGTAGTCAGTCTGAATTCCAAGACTTCGATTTCGACGGTTCTGGTATGTCGGTTCTCATCGATCTGCTGGCCTATAATACTCACTATATGGGATACTATCTCAATATGGTCGGTAACGAATCATTCCTTGATACAGCCCAATTGCGCGAATCAATGATTTCTATTTCCAAGCTAATGAACTATGTGCCTCGCAGTAGTCAAGGTGCAACAACCAAGATCAATCTCAAGGTAACTCCTGCTCCTGGTTCGGAAGACGTTTCTGCTCAGGCCGTAACTCTAGACAAGTACACTCGCTTGTTGGGTAGAGATATTAATGGCGTTAACTATCCATTTGTCACTCTTTATTCCAATACCTCACCAAAAATAAATGGTACATTCTCGTTTGCAAATGTTAACATCAAGCAGGGCGAAGTAATTACTCGCCAGTATTTGATGGATGCTCAGAATACCCGCCGCAGATTTAAAATTCCTTCTGCTAATGTTGATCT